TTTACTCCTGTGGTGTTTCTGTTGGAGCTGGAGTTTGTGCGTTAAATTGTTCAGCCAATTTTTGAAACAACGGGAAAGCTCCCGATTGTGTTGGTAATTGACCAATTACTTTCACCACAAATTCCGCTTCGTTATCTTCTAATGTAAAAGTTTTCATAGTTATCCCCTAAAAAATTACGCCGCCTAAGTTGATGAAGCCCACGGTAGAGGCGGTTGAACTACCGGTGGGTTTGCTAAAGCATTAACTTGAGTTGTAACAGATGCTTCTACTTCGGATTGATTTACACCGTTGGCATAGCACCAGCCCAATACTTGAGATTGGGTAAGGTCTGCATAAGGAGTAAATTGACCGCCTGTGGTTGGCTCAGGGAATGAGCAAGAACCATAGTTAGAAGCACTATAAGTTCCGTCTGTTCCATTGCACCGCCAACCAGCAGTTAAAACCACCTCAGTTTCACCAGCAATAGGCTGAGATGAAACATCCATATAATCAATTTGCCATGTAATTGTTGTCATTTTATAAACCTACCTTTGCTTTAAGTTGTTCAATAATTGCTTGTTGTTCTTGAATGGCAGAAACTAAATGTGGAATAATCTCTGTATAACGAACAGACAAATATTCGGTATCATCGTTTAAATTGCTTGGCAATTTATTAGAACTAACCGCTTCTGGAATAACTGATTGTACGGTTTCTGCGTCTAATCCAACTTGAGGTTTATTGTCTAAATCAGATTTCCATGTAAATTTTATTGGTCTAATTTTTGAAATGCTTGATAAAGCATTTGTAATTTGACCAGTTACATTTTTTAATCTTACATCTGAATATGATGACCAAGAGCTTGATCCATTGGTTAATTGAACACCGACACTACTTTGGTTAATTAAAACAAAGTTTCCGTCACCATTAGTTTGTGAAAGAGATACACCCATTGTCCAAGTTGGGTTTGAATTGTATTGAAGGCTATAAAATCTAATGCAAGCTCGTCTATTATTTGATGCGTTACCACCAACCATAACAAATTCTGCTGCATCACCACTAGTTGCAACAAGACCAAGTTGTTGAGTTGTTGAAGGAGACCCTCCAGAAGATGCAAATACAGCGCTACCAACAAAGCCGCCAACTTGCGATGGTGTTGAGCTTGTACCAAATAAAAGAACACCGCCAGAAGTAATACGCATCCGTTCTGAACCACTAGAGTAAAACAGTAAATTTTCTCCTGATGCAGTTACACCAACTCCTGTACTACCAGCAGAAAAATCAGACCATCCTAATAAATTACCATTTTGAATTTTAATATCACCAGTAGATTTAACACGCATCCGTTCTACACTATTAGTAACCGCAGAAATATAATTAGTAGAACTAGAGCCAGTTAAATAAGAAGTTGTACCAGTTCCAAAAACAAAAGCAAAAGCATCTCCGCAAAACACATTTGAACTAGCTTTTGCATTACCAACAACATCCAAAGGATAAGCTGGACTAGCAGTACCAATTCCTAAACGACTATTAGTTGAATCCCAAAATAAATTTGCAGAATTACCAAATGCACCCGTACCATTACCAAAAGGTATATAACCAGCAGTTAATGATGTAAGACCTGTGCCGCCTTGAGGCACGGTTATTGGTGTGCTTGTACTTGAAATTGTGACATTAGTTAATGTTAAATTACCAATACTGGTATAAGTATTGGAAAGCGTCATCGCCACATTACCTAAAGTAATGGGAGACGCAAAGTTAGCATCTAATTGCGCTAAAGGAATAGCGGTTGTGGCACCGGCAAAGGTGTACGGAATAGTCATTTAAAACCTCACTCTCAATTCGTGTTCGTATTCAAATCCATTTAAAACAAAGTTCGGATAAGTTGATGTCACAGTCATCCCCAAATACTTGCCATACTGTTGAGCATCGGTTTTATAGAGAGTATATCCCTGTCCGCCGAACCAGCCAATAGTTGTAGAACTATTATTTATCCAAGTAATTGTGACGCCCAAGTTGTTGTACCAAGTTACAAAATTGCCTAACAAATACGCTGGACTAGAACCGGACTCGGAATCCACAGTCACGGACAATTCAGCAGGAGTTGTTGTAGTTGCTTCAATACCTACTTTTAATGCTTGTTTTGTACGGATGTTGTCACCCATCGGCTGCAAAGCAGTCTGCACATAACTTGAAATATTGGCGCTTGCATCGGCATAAAGCTGGATGCAATTAGTGCCGTTGGTGCCATACAAATTTACCTTGCCGCTTACGGGCGCGGAAGTAATGTATTTGAGGTCATTGCCTTGACTGGTAAAGAACCATTTTTTCTCAAAAAATATTGCTTGCATATAGCGAGCAGAGCTTGATGTTCCCTGAGTTCCGGTGTATTTAAAGTTAAATGCAGCGCACAAAATATTGTTTAACAAGACTTGTCCAGCCGTAGTTTCCTCAGTAACAAAGTCAATACTAGGGAAAACCCCATCTAAAGCATCTGAAATTTTTGAGGTGGTAGAGCCGACTAGCGCATACACCCCATAGTTGTTCATAAAAAGTACCGAACGGAAATATGGAAATAGGGCATAAGCCAGCTTGGAACCCACAGAAGCGCTGACATTGGTATTAGTAAACAGAGTAGTACCAGTATTAGTAACCCTAACATCCGAAAACACATTGATTGAGTCATCGCCAAAAATGTATAGAAAGTTGTTAGCAGATAGCAATTGCTGGATATTGCCATGCAAAGTTGAATCTGAAATGGTTACTGCGCCAGCGGAAACGCTTGTAAAGTCACTAGATGAACCAGCAGCGCTGTAATAAACGGTACGACCTTGAGCAATCCATACGCGCCCAGAAAAGCTAGCTATACCCACATTCTTGTCAGTTGTGACATTGGCTACTGCCGTTGCATTGCTTCCTCCGCCTCCAGTAATGGTGACGGTGATATTTGCTGCGTTGGTATAGCCAGTTCCGGGGTTAGTCATAATGACTTCGGTAACTTGACCGCCAGCCAAAATAGCCGTTCCTGCCGCGTTAGTGCCGCCTCCGCCAGTAATCGTGACTACGGTGTTTGCAGCATTGATGTAATTTGAACCGCCATTAGTAACGGTAATGCCAACGGTGCCTTGAGCAAAAGTAGTTAATCCAGCTACCGCAGTTGCTCCAGAACCGCCTCCGCCTACTAAAGTTACGGTAGGAGCAGAGGTGTATCCTGAGCCAGCTTCCATCAAGCTGATACTGGTTACGATGCCTGTATCTACAACGGCATTAGCGGCTGCATTAGCGCCTCCACCGCCTGTAATCGTCACACTTGGGGCTGAGGTATATCCAGAGCCGGGCGTGGTCACAGAGATGGCTACAACGCCTCCAGATTGTATTGTGGCACCAGCAATAGCTTGCACACCATTTGAAAGGTTTGGAGCGCCAATAACGACCTGAGGAATAGAGGTATAGCCTGTTCCAATATTGGTCATGCCAATAGATAAAACGGAACCCGAACCAGAACTAATTGAGCAAACTCCAGTAGCTTGAACTCCGTTAGCTTGGTTTGGTGCTGAAATTTGTACGGTGGGCGCGGAAGTATAGCCACTTCCTTGATTGGTTAAACCTATAATTCCAACAGAACCAACACTAATAACGCTAGTGCCATCCCATGTGAAATACCCTTTTACGGGGTCACAAATCAATAAATATTCATTTTTCCATTGGGAAACATTGATATTGTCGGTGCTAAAAGTGCCAGCAGCAGCAATTGTGCCTTTAGTTAAATTATCTAATCGGACATATTCAGCGCTTCCATCTGATTCAAAAGCCACTAAATAATCCACCAATCCAATGTTGGCAGAGAAAAAATACAAAACTGTATGGCTAAAAGTAATCCCTAAATCGGTGTAATTAGGAATAATTTTGAGGTTGCCATAACCAATTGGCATAGCATTTTCAAGCCAAGAAAACTCGGTGTCTTCAATGGCAGTACGGTTAGCTTTAGTGTCAAGACCTTTAAATTGTTTGACAATAGCATACGATTTTTTTTGCTCTGCGGCTGCCATAATTAGTATGGAGTGCTATAAGGGTTGAGCATCCTTCTGGTGTAAACCGAGGTCTGTACCGCCATAACTTGTTTGTCATATTGTTGCTTAAATATTTCAGCTTCTCCAAAGGATTGCTCAAAATACTTCGCTTGATAAGCAGCGTAGAACTGAACCGGATTGTAGTACGGGTCATTGATGGTATCTGTGTCTGCAAGATTTACCATTGGTGTCGGCAAAATTACAGTATCAATTTCAACGGTATAAACTTGGTCTGGTACTGGAGAAATGTAAATCTGTGATTGCCCGAATACGCTAAACGCAATAGGGCGTCCAATATAGTTTTGCCAAAAACGCAATTGCGCGTTGAAGTCTGTCCACGACAAATAACGCATTGGAATACGCGTATTGCCCCAATACAAGTTAATGTTTAATACATCAAGAGTCTGAGTGCCTTGTGGCAAACATGAAAAATTAATAATTTCAGATGGTCCTGCATATTGCAAAGTAACTGTTCCATTAAGGAATGTAGTGCTTGGCGGATATGGATTAGGACCAGATGGGTAGTTAGGAGCAGTAGTGCTAAAGACGCCGCCGTTTACTACCTTGTAAATAAAGATGTTATAGACAACATAATCGCCGGTGTTAGCTGTGCCACCACCAGTCCAGAAATAGGGTGTTGCACCTCCCGCTACAGGCGTAGTAGGTACAGTCGTAATTTGAATCGTGCGTAAGCATCCGGTATCCCGGACTACGCGCTCCCTGCCAGCATTAATGTAATCTGTTAATTGCTGGTCGGAGTAAAAGTTTCCATTAGCATCATGCAAGAGTCTTCTGACTTGCGTGATGTAGCCTTGCAGAGTTTGTGACATTGATTTTCCATATTAAGCTGCTTGGCTAAGGACTTTTCCCCCTGCCTTCTTTTGGGAGGGCAAGGGTACTCTTTCCACCACCGGGGATAACGAGTGATTCTTTTTTGGAGCTTGCTCCGAAATTAAGATTTTGGACAAAATAGCCAAACCTTCCGGCACTTCCGCTTTGGTTCTAATTAAACCTAAACGAGCAAGGAATGGTTCTTTATCCATCTCCATGTAACCAAATAAGTGACGAGCCACTTCTACTTCCACCTCCACCGTCTCCCCGATAGGAAAAGCGTACGGTTTAAAAGCATAATCAAAGTGTATGGGTTTTTCCCATGTGTTCGTCACAAATAAGGTTTTCATATTAGAAGCTCACTACATCGCCATAAACACGAATATCGCAAGTACCATTGGTAACAGCGGTATTCACTTTTACAAACAAAGCCTGAACGGTATAACCATTCACAATGGTTGTTGTGCTATACGGGCTAGCAACAGTCAAGTCCTGATAAGTAGTAGTCGCTGTCAAATTGGATAACACGGTAGCCGCAACTACCGCATTACTCGCATTGCCATCGTTAGAAGTCAGAATAGACACATTGGCTGTACCAATATTTCCATTAGGATTCTGAACGGTTACGCGTCTAATAATCACGCCTCCTGAACTAGCGGCATTTGCCCCTGCGGTCAAACCGCCGCTAAGAATAGGAATTGTAATAACAGCATTGCCTGTTGCACCCAGAGGCACGCCAGAAGCGGAAGCAATGGCATAGTTGCCAAAGTTTGCCGCCGTATTTTGTGCTACTGAATCTACGCTAGACATGGCTGCTCCTTATTTGTTGTATGTGCCTGATACTGGTTGACCGCCGTTAGTAGCAAACAATGTAATCGTTGGTGTGCCAGAAAGCACATTAGCGCGTACATTGTAGCCGTCAGCGATGAACAAGCCGCCAGTATTGTTAGCAACAACGACAGCCCACGAAGCATTGCTGATATTGCCGTCAGTATCGGTATTTAACTCGATTGTGACATTGGCAGTAGGAGCAATGTAGTAGATGCCGGCTGGCATAACAACAGTAGCGTTACCAGCAGCGTAGGCTTGAAAATAGCCAGATGCCGCGTTGGTTGCTACATTCGATACTAGGATTTTATTGGAAGCTAATGACATGGTTTATCTCCTTAGATAGAAAGTGAGTTGTAACCGGTCACTTGTGTCATTGACTTAGGCTTGGTATTAACCAA